TCCCACGTACTCATCAAATACTCTTTTATAAAAGTATTATAATACGATGTTTTTGAACATCTGTTATTATATTTATACTTTTATAATTCCATAACAAAATTTTCTTACTCTTTTTAGAGATTCTTTTGCATGAAATAATAAACTGATATTTTATTATTTATTTATTTGACTAAACGTCTTGCCCTTTAATTATGCTATATATATTCCCGGAATGCATTGTTTAATGCAGGCGGAAATCAATATATATTATGCGGACATTATAACACTTTCCACATGTTATATCAACAAATCATTTAGTCCTGATTTGTTTCTTTTTTCTACTAGTATAGACTGTACTATTACATTGAATTGGTATTTCAATGTGATTATTTTACCAACATCCAAATTTGTAGATTGGTTAACAGCCATAATATTTTATTTGTAAATAATTATTAGATATGTGTTGAATCTAGGAGGAGCACGGCGCTCTACGGTTCATGTAACCTCCGATTTAATACTCTAATTACCAGCGAAATGCCTGGTTTAACGAGCATTTTATATAGTGAGAAGTAGGTATCACTATATTTACCCAGACCTACCGGCTATTGGCCTTATTTTCTCGCCATGAGTGATCAGATTTTTTCTAATCTGACGGTAACTCAAACCCCCGAGTCCTCGGACTCACTAAGAAACACCGAATGTGCTTTCTTGGGATTAAACATCCCGATCTTTTCACATTCTCCAAGTTCTTTTAAGAACAATTGTGGTACTCCACTATTTTCAAAATTTGCATATATGCTTATTATCTTATTACAATTGACATTATTCTCCACGTCAAATGCACAAAATATTACATCTTGTGAATCACTGACGTTAGCAGAAAAATATAATAGAAATTGTACTCTTACTCTTCCTGAGAGTATTCAAGTGATGATAGATATATCAAATAAACAACAAACGCATAATCTTTTAGAATCTCAACCCTATTGTGAATTTTTGGATATGTATGAAAGATTTAGTGATAATGGTTGTGATTTAACTGATTATGAACATTGGTACCTTTTCTTCAATGGTGTCTTTAATCTTGCGTTGACTTTTATTGCTTTAGTTGTATTTTTCCTTATTTTTAAACGAATAAATAATGAGAATGCTATTGATATGCAGATGGAAGCTGTTATTGATCATCAACAAGAAATACGAGATAGACTTGCTGCATTACTAGAGCCTCAATCTTCTATATTGGAGCATATGCATGATTATGACGATTACATTACTCTTTTTGTCAATATTTATGGTTTTTATACAGACATTACGCGATTTGAGACTGATAATTTTTTATCGATAATGGGCAATTTAGTTTTTGCTTGTTTACGATTTGTAATTAATTACGTGAAAGCCTCAACAGCTGTCAGATATGTTTGCTATATATTTGAGGAGATGATAGCTGAAGATGATTTATTGGAACCTCAAGCAAGTTTACCAAGACAATTTGTTGATAATTGGAAGAGTTTGAGTGAGAGTGAGCTTTCACAAAAATTTTCTAGAGTTATAATTGGACTAATTTCGTGTCCATTAACAAAAGAATATGGTTTAGACTTTACTAGTCGAGGATTAACAAATTTTGCAAACACACAAGCTTCTAAAATTAAGTTTACGAGTGTGCCAGAATTAATCCGGACTGGTTTAGATTTAATTGTAACATTTGCGGAAACGGGGCATGAGTGTTTTATGGAACAAAGTATTCAACCAATACTTGTTCATAATAGATCTGCTCGAACTTGGTTGTTACGCTTCCAAGAAATTATGCATATACTTGCTGAAAAACCAATCAATGAGAATTTCAGTCCCACTGAAGCTCTTTCATTAATAGATGAACTTATTACCTCTGGCACTTCTCTGAATGCTACTAATCCTCGTGAGATTGGTCCATGTTGGAGAATTCTCATGGATAAACGTTTAAAATTAGTGCAAGAATATAATGTTTC